AGTTAATTCGTTTAAAACTTGTACCTAGTTCTTTTAAAAGAGGTGGTGTAGTTAAAAAGTAAGGATAGAATAAAATGAGTAGAAAAATACTAAAAGCGTTAGGCAAAAAAATAACTAGCGGTAGCGGTAAAATGCAAAAAAGGACTAGACCTTTAAATGAACAAGAAATAAAACTAAAACCTGTTTCAGAAAGAACTCCTAAAGAAAAAGCATTTTTAATACAGAAACAAAGAGATAGAAAAAGAAGAGCAGAAGCTAGAGAAAAAGCTAAAGGTGGCACTGTTAGCGTTAGGGCAGGTAGATTAAAAAGAGGAAATCAAATTGTGCAAGACGTTATTAGAAAAGCACAGCAAAATAAAGGAAAAAGATAATGGCAGAAGAAAACGTAATAGTAGACAAAGTTGCATATCAATCTAACAGACGTTACATGGCATGGACTGCATTAGGTACAATGCTCATAGCTACTACTGCTGTGCTAATATGGCCTACTAGATTTGCAGAGGCTGATAGTATTCTTATGATGATGTACGGATCATTGTCTGCACTTGTTGGTGCATACTTTGGTTTTGCAATGCCAAAGAAAAAATAGATGAAGTATGATTCACACAAACTTGTAGAGATGTTAATAGCTGATGAAGGTATGGAACTACAAGTCTATACTGATTCACTTGACATAGATACAATCGGAGTGGGCAGAAACTTAGAAGACAGAGGCTTAACAGATGAAGAGCTTCAACATCTAGGTTACACATCTTTGCAAGACGTATATATGAATGGTCTTACACTGTATGGGGCTAGGTATCTTCTAAGAAATGATATAGCTATAGTTGAAAAAGAATTATGTAGAGCACACCCATGTGTAGAAGAACTAGATGAAGCTAGACAGATGGTGTGTATAAATATGGCATTTAACTTAGGTATGCCACGTTTAAATAGATTTAAAAAGATGTGGGCAGCAATATATGAAGGTGACTATGGCACTGCTGCTCTAGAGATGTTAGATTCTAAATGGGCAGATCAGGTAAAAGGTAGAGCATTAAGATTAAGTAACATTATGAAAACAGGAACGCTAAATGGCTAGACAATATACAGAAAACCAGTTAAAGTTTTTAGAGGTGCTATTTGACGAAGCAAATGGTGATGTAGCAACTGCAAAGAAACTAGCTGGATATGCAGAGGGATCTTCTACAACTAATATAGTTAAAAGTTTAAAAGAAGAGATACTGGAAGCTACACAACAATACATGGCACGTAATGCACCTAGAGCTGCTGTAGCTATGGCAGGTGCACTACTAGATCCAACAGAGCTAGGCATACGAGATAAGATGTCAGCAGCTAAAGAATTACTAGATCGTACAGGTTTAGTAAAGACAGAGAAGATGCAAGTAGAAGCAACAGGTGGTGTAATGCTAATGCCACCCAAAGCAAAAGCAGAAGAGGACGATTAAATGGGATCATTTGTAACTAGAAAAACGCTTGAAAAATTAAGACCAATATTTGGAGGTGCTAAAAGAAAATTAAAAAAAGCAGTTCGTAATAAACCGTTAAATACTGCACAGCAAAGAAATGTAAACAACGCTATGGATACATTTGACGATTTTATGGCAGATCAAAATTTAAATATTGAAGGTGCTTCAACGCCAAGTGCTCTTATAGGCAATAAAAGAATGAACAGAGCAATACAAAGAATTGCTGAAGGTAAAACACAAACACAAACAGATGCTGTTAATGCACTATTACAAAGTGCTGGTCTTGGATTTGCCATAGGTGTAGACGCAACATCTAGAAAAAAGACTACTACAAAATCTACAACTAAAAAGAAACCACCACTACCTAGATCAAAGCCTAAAACAAAAACACCACTACCTAGATCAAAGCCTAAAACAAAAACACCACCATTACCTAAAAAGAAACCAGCACTACGCACTAGAGTAGGCATGGCTAAGAAGTAATGGACAGAAGTTTAGGCAAATGGAAATTACCGCAACCAACAGATATAAAGGAAGAAAATGAGTGGCTACCTGTACCACGTATTGCTAGAACAATACCCTTCGGATACGAAGTCGATCCAGAAGATGAAGACTTGCTCTTGCCAATCAAAGAAGAGTTGGATCATCTGGAGAAAGCTAAAATGTATCTTAGACAGTACTCGTTGCGTGAAGTTGCAGCATGGTTAAGTAAGAATACAGGAAGGTATATATCGCATCTTGGATTACAGAAAAGAATAAAGCATGAGCGACAGCGTAAGGACAAAGCTAGAAGCCTCCGCAAGTGGGCAGAGTATGCGGAAAAGGCGATCAAAAAGGCAGAAGAAATTGAAACCAGCAGAGTCGGTGCAAAAAGAATTGGCCCCTCAGAAGCTGGAGTATGACACTACAGAATTAGAGCGAGAACTTAATGTAGTATTTAAACCAAACGAAGGACCACAGACAGAGTTCTTAGCTGCACCAGAACGAGAGGTATTGTACGGTGGCAGTGCTGGAGGTGGTAAGAGCTACGCAATGTTAGCTGATCCTACTAGATACTTTGACCATCCATCTTTTAGTGGATTGTTACTGCGACATACAACAGAGGAGTTAAGAGAACTTATATCTAAATCGCAGGAGTTATACCCAAAAGTATGTCCGGGTATAAAATGGTCAGAAAGAAAAATGCAGTGGACCGCACCATCTGGAGCAAAACTTTGGATGTCATATCTGGATAGAGATGATGACGTAATGCGCTATCAGGGTCTAGCATTTAGCTGGATAGGTTTTGATGAGCTAACGCAATGGTCTACACCTTTCGCATGGAACTATATGCGATCTCGTCTACGTTCCACTGCACCAGAACTAGGTGTATACATGAGGGCTACAACAAACCCCGGAGGACCGGGACATCAGTGGGTCAAGAAAATGTTTATTGATCCTGCTCCATACAACAAGAGTTTTTCAGCTACGGATATAGAAACAGGTGAAACACTAAAATATCCAGCAGGACACGCAAAAGCAGGTAAGGCATTATTTAGAAGAAAGTTTATACCAGCTAGGTTAGCAGATAACCCATACCTAGCTGACACAGGTGACTACGAGGCAATGCTATTATCGTTGCCTGAACATCAAAGAAAACAATTGCTAGAGGGCGATTGGGATATAAAAGAAGGTGCAGCGTTTACTGAGTTTAACAGACACATACATGTAGTTGAGCCTTTTGATATACCGCATAACTGGGTTAAGTTTAGGGCATGTGACTATGGCTATGGTTCTTATAGTGGTGTACTTTGGTTTGCTGTTGCACCGAATGAGCAGATAATAATATACAGAGAGTTGTACGTATCAAAAGTTCTAGCTGTTGATTTAGCAGAGATGGTATTAGAGCTAGAAGAAGGTGACGGTAATATAAAGTATGGTGTACTCGATAGTTCTTTGTGGCATAAACGTGGTGACACAGGGCCATCACTTGCAGAGCAGATGATACAAAGAGGATGCAGGTGGAGGCCATCAGATAGAAGTAAGGGCAGTAGAGTTGCTGGTAAGAACGAGATACACAGAAGATTGCAGGTAGATGAGTTTACAGAAGAACCTAGATTAGTATTCTTTTCAGGATGTACAAATCTAATATCACAATTACCTGCACTGCCAATAGATAAACGTAATCCTGAAGATATAGATACACATGCAGAAGATCACTTGTACGATGCATTACGGTATGGTATAATGTCAAGACCAAGGTTTAATATATTTGATTATGACCCAAGTAGAAAACCACCTAGCCAGATGCAAGTAGCAGATGCAGTCTTTGGATATTAAGGAAAAATATAATGACAGATGATTTTATTATGGAAGAAGATGCTATTCATCTTGAAGATGCAGAAGAGTCTATGGATGAAGGTATATCTAATCTAATACCATATATTAATGAAAGATATAAAAGAGCAGAAGATTATAGGTATCAGGATGAAGAGCGTTGGATAAAATCTTATCGTAACTACAGAGGGCTGTACGGTTCTGATGTACAGTTTACAGAGTCAGAGAGATCTAGAGTATTTATAAAAATAACTAAAACAAAAACATTAGCAGCATACGGACAGATAGTCGATGTGTTGTTTGCTAATCATAAGTTTCCACTAAGTATTGATCCTACACAATTACCTGATGGTGTAGCAGGTGATGTACACTTTGACCCTAAAGAAACAGAAGAAGTAACTGACATATTAAATAGTCCATATGGATTTAAAGGTGATGGCAATGATTTAGAACCGGGTGCTACTAGAACATCACTATCAGAAAAATTAGGTGAGTACCAAAGTAAGTTAGGAGATATAGAAGGTGTTAGAGAAGGTGTGGGTCAAACAGGCTCTGCAATTACAGTTAGTCCTGCATTGGTTGCAGCAAAACGAATGCAGAAAAAGATACACGATCAGTTAGAAGAATCAGGTGCAAGTAAACATCTAAGAAGCACAGCATTTGAAATGGCCCTTTTTGGTACAGGCGTGATGAAAGGGCCATTTGCTGTTGACAAAGAGTATCCTAACTGGAATGATAGTGGTGAATATGATCCTATGTTTAAAACAGTGCCACAGGTATCACATGTATCTGTGTGGAACTTTTATCCAGATCCAGATGCTAACAACATGGATGAAGCACAGTATGTAATAGAGAGACATAAGATGTCACGATCACAGCTACGTGCTCTTAAAAAACGTCCGTACTTTAGAGACAGCGTGATTGAAGAAGTGATAGCAGAAGGTGAAAT